GTGATTGAAGATTGGGAATATGAATTAGAGGAAACCGAAGAAACTGGAATAGGAAATATATCAAATGATAACGCTGGTACTTCAAAACATCAAATATTTGAGGTATGATACATAACAAAGGTGCTATGAAGCAAATGAAAAATCCTCTTAGTCCAGTAAAAATGGTGAGAGAAACTTATTCTATGTGGTTACAAAGAAACATAACTGAAGTTCAAGTGCAGTTTGCGGATGAAGAACCAGCATGGATACCTTATGATACATTGTTAGCGATGCAAAAAGTAAATGAGGGATGATTTATTAAAACTTTTAGTTGAAGATGCTTATAGGCAAGGTGATTTTAAATTATCATCGGGTCGTGAAAGTAAACATTATGTTAATTGTAAACCAGTAACTTTAAGTGGTGAGGGGATTACTTTAACAAGTTTATTATTTTTAGAGCTAATTAAACCAGATGTTGTTGCAGTTGGTGGACTTACTTTAGGTGCTGATCCTCTTGTTAGCGGTGTAGTCATGTCCTCTTTTGAGGTAGATTGGACACAAACATTAAGTGGTTTAATTGTTCGTAAAAATCCAAAAGGATATGGGACTGACGCTTACATAGAAGGTCCAATATTACCAGAAGGATCTAAAGTAGTCGTATTAGAAGATGTAATTACTACAGGAGGTTCTGCAATTAAAGCAGCGACTAGATTACGTGATGCTGGTTATATTGTTGATGAAGTCTTATCCATCGTGGATAGACAAGAAAACAACGAAGCAACAGAATTCATGGAATCATCTAATCTAAAGTTGCAAAGTATCTTTACGTTGCAAGATATTGTTAGCAAATATAAATAATTCTAGAGAAGTCTAGAGTTATGATTGATGAACGACAAGAAAGCAGCGAAGAAACTTTTAAAAAATGCTAAAAAACATCCTGAATGGTACACTAAAGAAGACATAAAATACGCAAAAGATGTAAAAAAACGTATTAAACAAGAAAAAAAAGAAAAAAAGAATGAAAAACAAGTACACTGAAAAAGATTACTGGGAGGGGAGAGTCCCTGATGAATTATTTGACGAATATCTAAAAAAATATGGTTACGAATATACTCCTACCGATTACCATAAAATTCCATCACGTTATTAACATGACATTATCTCAAAATACTTTAGATCATTTGTTAGATGCAGAGTGTAGTATTCGAGCAGCGATTAAGTCTGCCGCTGCGAATGAATCTCCTCTTATTGTTACTCAATTATCTAAACTGTTGTATGATTTAGATCATCTTAAACAATTTGAAGATCTACAGGATATAATAACATCTCATTTAAAGGATAAAGAGAATAAAGAAGAGTAGCAACAATATAAAAAAAGTATTAAATATTTGTCTAAACTAACTAGATATGTTATAGTATCAAAACATTCCACTTACCACCATGCTTAGTTTAGAAACAAAATACGAATCTTATCTAGGATCAGAAAAGAAGTTGAGAATAGATGGAATCGAAGAAGCGGTAAGTGGATATGGTTGGAATTGTGATGGAAACAACATAGTGGGGTATTGGGTCACGACAAAAAATTATAAGTTGTATTATAATATGAAGGAGGAATTTTTAAAAATGGAAAAACACTAAGGGGTGACTCCTAAAGTGTTTTATAACATGACCATGTTAAATTATGTTAGTTGATTTAATCAAACCAGAGATTGATGTTGCTCTTAAGGCATTAAAAGACTATCCATCTCTACATCCTAGTGATGAAAAAGTCTATCTAAGATTAATAGAAAGACTTGAACAATTTCAACAAATTTGCACTTGTAAGGAGGATTCCAATGTCTAATGAAAAACACTTTATCAATAAGACTGATGAAATGTTAGAGAAATTTATTGAAGAATGTGAACAAGAGGCAGAAAAGTTAGAAATTACTGTTGATTATTATCTTGCGGAGTTTATTTGATGCAAATATTAACTCTGTTTACTATCCTAACTATTTGTGTTATGATAGTGTCTATATACTTATTAAATTTGTATAATCCTCATTAACTATTTAAAACCATGACTGATAACAGACGTTACAAAATTTTAGAACTAGCAACACAAGGTTGGTCATTAATTGATAATCAATATCAAAATTTGACTAGAGCAGAATGTGACGCTAAACTAAGACATCTTACTGAGAATGGTGTTGCCCCTGATAGAATAAAAGTAGCAGCACAAGATGATCCAAGATATGCTAGTGCAGAGGTAGACGCTGGTTGGATTCCTCCTAATGTATGAACCTCAAGTCGATGATTACGTCATTTGGAAACGTCCAAATGGCGATTGGGAAGAGGGATGGGTATATTTTAAGGGCGAACCAGTAGACAATGAGAAACGTGTAAAGCAGGGATGGAACTCAGTATCTCAGTATATCACCATAGAAGTTGTTGTATATCCTAAAAAGGAATGTACTTATACCTCTGGCAAACCAATGAAACATAAGAATGTTCACGTTACATTGCTATGTAATAAAGATAATTGGAATGAGTTGGAATATGTAAAGAATAGAAGGGATCAAGCAAGTCTTGATATGTATAAATCACAAGATGGAAGACATCCAGATTATTAGGGGGTGACGCATAAAGTGTTATCTAATTACATACATTAATTTCCATGACCTCTCAAATTTACAAACAATTAAATGAACTTCGTGAACAGTGGAGAGAAAACAATTTTAAGTTTAGTCCAGATCAACAAAAAGAATATGATCGTTTATTGCAGTTAAGAAGAGAAAGAGTAAAGTATTTTTATGATAATGATTTAGTTGCAAAAGGTTCACCAAAGAAAACAACTAAAGTAGAACAAACTAAGGAGGAATCATAAATAACTAAAAACTATATCAAAATGAGAACTTTTCGGGAATATAGTAAACTTTGTGAAGCATACTTTGATCCTAATGTTCAAGGTAGATCACAAGTTAAAAGAGTTGGAACTGACGGCACTAAAATAGGTGCTGATAGGAAGAAGACTGCTCCTGAAAGGAGACGTGTAAAGGCAGTTGGTGGTGGTAAAACAGCACCAGCAAAAGAATATAAAGCACGTAAAGATATAGGATCACAACGTCAACAGTCAAAGACGGTTCAACAACCAACTCAAGCAAGAGGTAGTGCTGCTCTATCTGCTAGAGAGGCACAACGTAAGGCAGCGATGGAAAGAAGAGCAGCAAAATCTGGTGTTAAAACTAAAACAGCAGCAGAGTTGTTAGCAAAGAAAACAAAGAAAACTGTCGATTCTAATTATAAACCAGTGAAAACAAGTGGATTGACCACTAAAGAGAGAAAAGCGGTTCAGAATAAAGGTGAAAAGGCACTGCGTGATATTAGATTAAAGAATTTAGGTAAATCTAAAGAAAGTGAGTTAAAGAATCCAATAACCAGAAAGGAGATAGAAAGAAGAAAAAAATGATGTCTTAAAACTTTATTATGCGTGATGTGATTTTATTTGGTGATTGTCGCCAAACTTTGAAACAACTTGATGAACCAGTGAGGATGTGCGTAACATCACCACCTTATTATGGATTAAGAGATTATGGTGGTGAAAGTGATCAAATAGGATTAGAATCAACCCCAGAAGAGTATATTAAAAAATTAGTATTGATATTTCGAGAGGTGCGTAATCATCTAACAGATGATGGAACATTGTGGTTGAATATGGGTGATAGTTATTATAACTATAGACCAGGAAAAGGTCAGGCATTAGTGAAACAATCTGTCAGTAACAGTAAGCAAGATTTACCATCAAAATGTGCGAGACGAGGTAATAAATTAGAGGGACTAAAAGAGAAAGATTTGATTGGTATTCCTTGGATGTTAGCATTTGCATTAAGAGCAGATGGGTGGTATTTAAGGCAAGATATTATATGGAATAAACCTAATCCAATGCCCGAAAGTGTAAAGGATAGATGCACTAAATCACATGAATATATCTTTTTATTGAGTAAGAATCAAAACTATTATTTTGATGTAGATGCAATCAAAGAACCAACAAGAAGAAAGAGAAGTGTATGGAATGTGACTAAAAAAGGATATAAAGATGCACATTTTGCAGTATATCCACCTGAGTTAATAATACCATGTATCAAGGCAGGGAGTGAGAAAAATGATATTATTCTTGATCCATTTATAGGTAGTGGTACAACTGCAATGGTAGCAAAACAACTAGGAAGATATTACATAGGGTGCGAATTGCATGAGGATTATGGTAAATTAATAGAAAAACGATTATGTGAATAAGGGGTGACGCATAAAGTGTTTATGTAGTGTGAGGGATATGTGGTTCTACTGCCCGAACAACCAACCTTGAAAGGTAGCATTGAAATAGAATGTGGTAATTCCTTTCATAATGATGTTCAGTAGGGGTTCAGGTGTAAGCGATTCCCAGTAGGTAAATTTGGGCATATAGGTGAAACCTATGTCGATGCCCCACTC